CTTAGCCTGCTGTGCGTTAATAGCAACGTTAATAATATCAATAGCGTCACCAGAAGGCTTGCCAAAGTAGCGAGCAGGATCCTTAAGGCAGAGAAGCTTATACACGATATAAGCACAAGCCACAGTAGAGGTAAAGTCCTTACCAGAACCCTTACCCAGCTGTAGGATAACTTCATTCTTAGTATACTTATTGTAATAGCGTCTACCCTCGGTATCGCCCATTAGCTCAATGACATCCTCTAGCCTGTAGATCTGGCTCATTGCTTCTACGATGTCATACTGTACCTGAGACAGTGGTGGTTGGGCAAGATAGTGCTCACCCTCCACGAATGTCTTAGCGTCTACTGGTCGTTCAGCAAATACGTCAGACTTAAGTGCTTCGAGAAAATCATCAAACATCGTTATTGACCACCACGGTAATTACTTCTTTTTCCTTAGATACAGAAGATAGTCTACGCATAATCTCGTCACGGATCTGCGGATACTCTGACGCAATGTCTTTTAGGATATTCACAAGGACATCCTGCTTACGCTCAATCTCAACCATTTCTTCTGCGAGTTCTTTATTCTCTAGAAGACCAGCCTTCTGTAGCATATCAATACGCTTAGACTCCAGGTCCATGACTAGCTTAATGCCTGCGGTCTTTGCCTGCAGGTTAGCTGTTGTGGTAGCCTCGTCAATAACCTCGTATGCCTTGGAGATAAGCTTTGAGTAGTGGGTATCTGCACCCACAAGTGCTTCCTTAGCACGAGCACGAATAGCAGCATTATCTGCAGCCATTGAACGCCACTCGTTGATGTATGCCACCACCTTTTGTCTTGGCATTACAAGCTCTTTAGAAATCTGGGTAGCATCAGCACCAGTCAGATACTTCTCTACGACCTTATTTACTTGGTCAAGGTGTTCTACTAGTTGGTCCTCAGTTGACACGCTTTGCTCTCTTTCCTCGCTTAGGTACTCGCTTAATGCGGTCTACCTTAAATGATCTAAATACCGATGCGACTCCTCCGATAATCTCGAAGCAGTCAATCCACTGAGCACCTGTCTCTGTGTTGGTAACTAGATACTGAAACTTAAATTTTGCACCAAACTCACCACGGACCTTGATAGTCTCTCCCTGAGCAATCTCAAAGCCATCTAGCACAAGGTTTGGCTCTCTGACAAACTTACGTGCAATAGGTGGTACTTCGTACTTGGCTTTACGTGCCATGTTATCTCCTTGACTTCCTTAGTCCAAACTTAGCTAGATAAACATAGATAGTCTCTACGCTTGTACCGCATTCCTTAGCGATCTCTTCTGGTGTCTTCTTGTCTAGGTGGTAGCGTTTCTTTAGCCACGCCTCTGACGCATATAGTTTAGCAGCCATGATTTACTTTGTCAACCTTTCCCAATTATTAACAGCATAATGACCAATTGCAATTGCATCTGACACATCGTTGTCGTCAATCTTGATATCGTATTGAACGTCTATAAAGTGTATAGTCTTTTCTTTTCTAAGCTGTCTCTCGTAAGACTTGTACCAAGAGTCAGACTTGCCTGGCAACTGTTTACGAACTGCCAGCTGTTCTTCCTTAGTTAGCTTCTTGTTACCAATGAAGTTTTGCCAAGTGATTGGTGCTACGGATCTTACCTGCTTTACCCCCGACACACCAGCTGCTCCTAGGAGGCTACCCTGCACAAGGGCAAGGTCTGCTGCTGTCTTCGGGCTGTTAATGAACACTGTGTGCTCAATAACGATAGCTTCTACTGAGACTCCGTCATAAGCCTTGAATAGACCTAGAACTTTCCTACAAGCGTCTATCAGCTTTTCATAGGCTGTAGTGCCCTTGAAGTTGATCTTGCCGTATGAGACTAGCTCTTGCTCGTGAAAGATAGAAAATGCAAGACTGTTCGTACTTGCATCGATAGCCATAATAGTTTTTGGCTGATTAGAAAACTTACTCAGATTTACCATTGGCGATGCCTTTAATCTCTCTGAGTGCTTTGCTCACATCTATTGGGTTGATTGCACATGCATTGCATATTTGATCATCGTTGTAGACAGAAAGGTTGGCACCGCAGCTCTTACACTGCCTTAGTTTTCCAACCCTTCTGTTACGACGGATTTGGTTGTACTTCTCTGCAATCTTTTCTCTAGTTGCTAGCTGTCTGCATTCTGCAGAGCAGTAGATCTGATAAGATACTGCAGGATTAAACTGGTTGTCACACCACTCACAGTGCTTGTGTTTCATCTAACGGCTCCAAGGACTTAATCTTCAATAGTCCCTCGCCAGCCTCTGTACACGTAGCCTTAAGAGGACACGTCTTACAGATTTTAGAATTAGATCGGTAGTTCTTGCTAGGAAGTGTTTTCTCTTCCCACGCCTTTCTTACCGTTCTCATCCAGTCAAATGCTTGGTTTACCCACCGTACATAGTAATCATTAATCTCTACTGGAATGATCAGTAGGTCATGATTGTTTTTGTTTTCATAAATCAAGACTGCTTTCGTCTTGTTTAGAATCTTCATATAGATAAGCAGCTGGATCAGGTGTCCAGTCTTTGGCTTACCGCTTGCCTTACGATACTCGAAGCCCTCGTGTGGCATGGTCTTAATTTCACCCAGTAGATCTTCATCGTCCCACTTTAGGATTACGTCACCGTAACCAAAGATAGGTGGGTCATTGTAGGTTACCTTAAACTCTGAGTCTACTAGGAAGCCAGGCACGTTGCCCATAGCCTCCTGAATACGCTCGTGAGACTTTGTACCAGCAGTCATGTTTGCACCACCGTATGCGTCTGCATTATCGGTGAATGTAGCACCTTCGAATGCTAGGTACCAGTACCTTGGACACTCTCCATGCGAATATGCAATGGTGCTAGGTGCGAAAGTTTTCTTTTGAGCAAACTTATCTACACGATTAATAGTATATCCAGAGTTGATCTTTTGAATCAGAGCGTCACGGTCGAGGAACGAAGGCTTGCTAGAAGCCTTGTCCTCTACCTTGAGCATAACTTGTTGCAACAGATTCTTTGCCATAATAATTACCTAACAATGTACTTCAGAGCAGACACTAGGTCAGTAATAGCCTCGTGTGCTGTGAAGTAGATGTTCTTCTTCTCTCGGTTTCCTTTTTCTACGTTAACCATCCATGTAGCCCTGAAAGCCATCTTTGCAGCAATAGCCTGTAGTCTTACAATCTCTACAGTAGCAACATTAAGTGGGATGTCTGGCTTTACGCAAAGCTTGGCAATGAATGCAAGTGCATCCGCTAGCTCATCATCCTGCATAAAGTCAGCAATCTCTGAGAGACCGTTAACCATATCAATTGTCGTTTTGTTTTGTGTTTCCATTGTATTATTATACCACGCCGTCAGCTTCTTGTATAGCCTGCTTTTCCTTACTGGTTACTCTACCGCCAGAAACAAACCATGGGAGCAAAAGCTCGTACAGGTCGATAAGCAGGTTGACATCCTGAATCTGGTACTTTCGCATCTCTTTCCAAGCCTTGTCATCGCCTGCCATGCAGTCGATCCATAGCTTAAATCCAGAGTGCTTTACCTTTGCGCCAACCTCTAGCTTCTGTGCAACATAGTCTAGCTTGTTAGATGGGAACTGGAAGTTAGCCTTAGTAATGCTCATTAGGTCCAAGTCCTTAACAGGAGATGGTGGAGCCATCTTGTTTTCTAGGAACTCACGGTTAATGTGCTTGTGGTCAAATGCAGCAGAGTTCCAGCCAACCAGAACGTCAGCCTCGTCCATGAGCTTGTGTAGCTCTTCTAGCATAGCCTTCTTGCCATCGTGGTGTACAGACTTGAAGATTACCTTCTTGTCCCCTAGCCAACGTGCACCGAAACAAAGCATCTCAGTACTCTTAATGATCTGGTCAATGCTGATGTTCTGGTCCCATAGTCCCCATGCATATACCTGCATTGGAGTTGTTTCAATATCTAAAAATAGTGTTTTCATGTTATTCCCCTTCAAGGATTTGTTCTAATAGTGATAGTTCTATTACTGCTAATCTGGTTTTTGAATTTGCTTCGCCAATGACTACGACGATAGCTGGATCGTTGCCATTTCTGATGGCATCAGTAGTTGCCTTAGCCCACACCTCTTTGTTAAGGGTAAAGCTTTTTCCAACTTCTTTAAAGTCAACCGTAAAGTTTTCCCAGGTTGCGTCTCCCTTGTGGGTTCCTCTGCCTGAGTTCTTGTGCTGCTTAGCACCTATACGCTTACTCTCGCTCTGTTCCGTCATAATCTCTCTTGCTCTTTTTAGTATTTAGGTCTACTGTAGACATGTGCTTGTCAGGGCACATCCAAGTTAGCTCTTTTGTTTCTGAATAACTTCTAAGGGTCTTTACGACTA